TCCATTATCGAGTTCACAGGGGTAGTCGATGTACAGGGCAGTGCCACCAGCGCCTCCAGCGCCGTTATATGGCCCACCGTTGCCTCCCTTGCCCCGGATGTACCCCTTGTTGATAATCTTGAGCGTCGATCCAGCAGGAAACACACCAGTTCGCAGGGCGTAACTTCCAGAACCAGCTGATATTGTTGCCTGATTCTCGAAGACATAATCACCCGCCTCCGTGGGCGACCCCATCAGCTCGAAGATACTGGCTGCGGTCCTGTCTGCGGTGTTGATGTAGCGGATCTCATTCTGCCAAGCGCTGCGCCACCCGCCAGAGGCATAGGCCCACAGTTGCTTTGCGGTCTGCCAGATACCGTTCAATTTGATATGGACCTTGGAGGCGTCATTCCAGACGCCCCCGGCTTTTACTTTCAAGCCCATTGCAACTCCTTAGTACTGAATCCAGATGTCGCCATCGGAACCGCCAGAAGGAGCTGCGGTTGAAACGGTGATGTCCTTGGTGGCTGCAGTGCCGAGCGCTCCGTTATCTAGGCGCACCCAAGGCGTCCAAGTACCGCTGAAGCACGACCGGGCGTAGACCTGATTGCCCCCGTTGTACTGGACGGCGATCTGTCCACGGTTGGCCGTACCCGAGATGGTCGAGTAGAAGGTCGTGGTGATGTGCCAGTAGTACGATGCGCTGGGCGAGTTAGCGTGGTTCGTCAGAATGACGTGAGCGCCAGTAGTGTTCGGGTCTTGGGTGGTTACGCCCTGAGCCAGCCCATTGGCCGCGTTCAGCGAGTTCTGCAACCCGGTCACATCGGTAATGGCATGGGTGTGGCCATCCGCAGCCTTACCATCCAGAGCAGCCTGGAGGCCGTCCACCTGAGAGATCGGGTGGGTGTGCGAGGCAGCCGCCTTACCATCCAGCGCCGTCTGCAAGCCACTCACTTGGGAGATCGAGTGAGTGTGGCTGGTGTTGGCCTTACCGGACATCACCGTGTTGAACGTGGTGGTATCCACCTTCCCATTCAGCGCCGTCTGCGTGGCTGAACTGATCGGCTTGTCGACATCGCGGGTGTTATCCACGTTGCCCAACCCGAGGTTCGTCCGTGCCAGCGCCTTGTCGGTCAGGTCGGACAGGTTCTCGGAGTTCTTGGCGAAGTCCGTGAAGTCAGCGCCAGTAATCGATTGGACGTCGTCACGAATCTCCATCACGGTTGCTTCAGCATTCGCAGCGGAGGCCTGCGCAGCCTGTGCGTCAGCTGCAGCCGTCTCGGCGGCAATCTGAGCATTGTTCGCTGCGTTCTGTGCGTTGCCGGCACTGGCTTGGGCGTCCAAGGCCAGAGTGGCAGCGTCGGTTGCTGTGGTGACGGCGTTGTTGGCGGCGCTCAACGCCTGGTTGGCTGTGGCTGTCGCAGAGGCCGCTTGGCTCTTCGCCTCGTTGGCCTTGGTCACCGCCGAGTTGGCTGTGGTGACAGCCGAGTTGGCCGTATTCTGCGCAGCGGTGGCCGAAGACACTGCGTTGTTCGCTGTGGCTACTGCGCTGTTGGCTGTGCTCGTTGCAGCGTTGGCGGTCGATACCGCGTTGCTCGCTGTGGAGGCCGCACCGTTAGCCGTGGCGATGGCCGAGTCGGCTTTGCCTTCGGCAGTCTGGGCGATGCCTTTGGCTTCCTGAGCGATGGTCTTTGCATCGTCCGAGAGACCGTAGGAAACGTCAGCTTGGTCCTGTGCCTCTTGGATGACCATGAAGACTTGCTTCCACATCAGGTCGAGTAGCGCTTCGTCCAGCACAGAGTCGTTCTGGAAGTCGACCAGAGGGGCTGCCTTCTCGGTGTCTCGTTGGATCTTGAGCGTCTTGCCCGTTGCGGGCGCTGTGGTCACCGAAATGGTGTTTGGGGAGGTCCAGGTGAAGGAGGCCGGTTGGCCATCCAGAGTGACCTGGACATCACTCTGGGAGATGTAATCGAAGGGAACGGCAAACACTTTCGTGATGCCGTCCCCCTGATACTCAACGAAGGAAAGTGCCATTACTTACTCGTAGCTGTAATCCCGAGGCAGCTCGTCGTACAGCACATTGAGGCCGTTCCTGATTCCCATAGCGTTCTGGTACGGGAGCAGGGAGAAGAAGCTGCGGGCAGTGTTGGAGGTGATTTCACCGTCCCTGATGGCCTCGACGACTTCCTGACCGAACTGGCCAGTCTTCATCGCAAGGTCATAGGAGGCAGAGCCGGTGATGAGGTTGGATTGCAGGCCTGATGCCCGCGTATCGAAGAGAGGGTCGTAGAGACCCAGCATGGCTGGCATGTCGATGATGCCGGGGATGATGGTGGAGATGCTGGAACGCTGGAACGCACCCGCTGCCATCTGCATCGGATCGAGCATCTTGTCGAGGTAGCGCTCACGCTCGTAGCTGGACTTGCCGGCGCTGGACGCACCGACGTAGGCAAGGTAGCTGACCAGACCCGCGAAGGTCCCGTTGAGGAACATCATCGTGGTCACCCGGTCGGCGTGCTTGACGTTGTTCAGCAGCTGCTTGGTGTAGGCCCCCATCATGAAGCTCTTGAACTGCATCAGGAGCTTGCCGGTGGTGGTCGACATGAAGCCTGGGAGGGCTCCGAAGTCGTTCTCCTGAATCACTTGGTCACCCCAGCGACGGAGAGCGTTGCCGAACTTCACCCGGACCTCGTCATCCCAGTTCTCCAGGTTCAGCCTCTTGAGCTTCCCCGAGGGACCGAAGGATGCGCCGCCCTTCTTCATCATCTCGCCCTTGATGCGGGCCATCAGCTCGTTGTCGATGCCCAGCTCGCGGAGACGGGCTTCGCCGAGGTGGTGGGTTTTGCCGGTGCGAGCAGCGTCGAGGAAGGTCTGCGCCATGCTCTTCATGGACATGACGTGCAGGACTTGGTTGACCCAGTTGAAGCCGGAGATGTCGGTGGTGACGTTGTTGAGCGTATCCAGACCGCGCTCCATCCGACTGAGGATGCCTTCGCGCATGGCCCCGGCGTCACCGAACTCCTCGATGCGTTGGGCGCTACGGTGCAGCAGCCGGTAGTCCGCCCAGCCGCCCATGAGGTCGGAGAGTTCTTCCACCAGCTCGTCGCTGAAGTCGCCATTCTTCATCTTCCGGCGTAGCTTCAGCAGCTCGGGCATGTTGGCCATCATGTTCTTGACGCCCACATGCGAGGCCATGACGCCGAACTCTGCGATCTGAGCCAGACCGACCATGTTCATCAGCCGGGAGTAGTTGTACTTGCGCAGCAACCGCCCAGCCGTGGCATAGCCGCTGCTCGGGTCTTCCCGAAGGGGACGGCCAACCAGATGGTCGTAGGCTTCTTCGAGGTTGCGCAGCTCACGACGGCGCTTCAGTTCCTCCGCTTTGCCAGTCACCGGGGTGGAGTACAGCTCGTCCTGAGCCTCGGCAAACAGGCGACGGAACGTGTCCTCGCTGTCGATGCCTCGTCGTGCCAGAGCGATGTGCCCGAGCATGGTGTTGGCGTAGCTGCTGAACAGAACGTCGATGTCGTTCTCCAGCAGGTCCTCTACCACGGACTCGTCGATGTCGAGGCGGGACTTGAGGTTGGCAGCCTTGCCAGCATCCATACCACCTGTGAGGCGGCGTAGGCTCTCGGCAATGTTCTTGGCTTCGCCGGCATCCAGCCCATGCTCGCGCTCAAGGAACCACTGCAGGTTGTCGCCGTGACGGCTCAGGCCGCTGATGTCCAGACCGCCTTGGCGGGACCGGGAGACGACCTTCATGAGGTGGTCCGCGACTTCCATGGCCATGTCGGGGTCCATGCCACGGATGGCCGAGGCGATGCGCTGCTGCACAGCTGCCCTGCTCCCGAGCTTCTGGATCATGGCGTCCATCGAGGCGGCGCTCCACCGACGGTTGACGTAGTCGTCGACAGTCATGCCTTCGGCACCCTTCACAGGTACAGCGCCTTCAATGCGCTCCTTCCCTGCCGGGTTGCGTGCCATGTTGGCCATCTCGTCGTAGAGCCGACGGACCTCTGCAGCGTGCTTCTTGACCGCTGCACTCTCGACCTCGATACCGCGTAGAGCCCGAGTGACGTCCCTGTTGAACTGGCGCTTGGCAGCGAAGCTCTGCGTCCAGCCCTGCCCGGTCTCTTCGAGGTAATCCCGGAAGGTGGCCTTCTGCGACTTGAGGTAAGCCCGCATGACCCTGCCCTGCTCCCGGCGCTTCCAGAGCGAGGCTGTTTCCCCGACGACGGAACCCTTAGCCGGTGCGGAGTCCTCGAACAGAGCCCCGGACAGACCCCTGATCTTGGCCGAGGCAGACGAGAAGTTGTCTGCAGCCCGGTCGATGCGGAGCTTGGAGGCGAAAGTCTTCCAGCCTTTGTTGCGCTCGAAGAAGTCGGTGTTGACCTGATCGACTGTCTTGAAGGAGCCGTCGGCATTCACCAAGCCCTTGAACTCGACCATGCCCCGCTCTGCAGCAACCGCACCCGCCTCCCTCGCCTCGTTGGCAGCAGCAGCGCGGTACAGCTCCTTGAGCGGTTCATCGTAGGAGCGGGACAGGCCAGTGAAGAGCCCGCCGAGAGCCCCTGCAGCCATCGTTGAGACGACTGCATCGTCGAGGTCATAGGTCGGGTCGTTGTAGGCGATGTAGCCTTCAATCGGGGCAGTGACACCCATGCTCAGCAGACCAGCTTTCACGGCTCTGCCGATGCGGGTGACCTTGTTGCCATAGATGACCGGGGCAGCGGCACCATAGGAAGCAGCGCTGACCCCGATGGCTACAGGATCGAGAAGAGAGGCCAGTACCGAGGCGGATACCCCGGTGACTGTGCCCATGGACATGAGGGTGTTCTGGCGCTCCATGAAGTCCAGGATTTCCTGACGCTTCTGCTGAAGCTGACCCATGCTGCGGATTTCCAGCGGGTCGAACTCGTCCCAGTAGTCCTCCGGGATCTGGCCTTGAATTTCCTGCTTGAAGACCTCCTTGTTCAGGAAGAACGTAGGGTCGTCTTCAAGGTCCTGCCGGTTGGCCTGACGGAGCATCATCGGGCCGATCTGGTTGAGGTTGATGGCCTCGGTGGCAACATCAGCGATGGAAGCCTCCTCCCACCGCTGCTTGTCTGCGGCCTCTTGGGCCTGCTCTTGGGCTTTCTGCTCGTCCCGCGTGAAGACGTCGGGGATGAAGCTCTGCTTGCGGGGGACCCCGTCAAGGAGTTTCCCGAATACCGTGTCTTGCCGCCCTACGGTCGCGCTTGAGGCGCTTGGCAGCGAGTCGTTGTTGCTCATCGATAATGGATTCCTGGCGCTCGCCCTCGACGGTCATCTGGCCGTCAACCTCCGTTTGGTTGGAAGTCATCAGGCTGAACGACTTGGAATACACAGGGACGTAGCCGCCTTTGGTGGTGAAGGTGAAGCGACCATCAGGCAGGTGCATGACCTGCAGGTCGTCGGGGTCGATTTCCAGCTCTTTGGCCGTCTGCTCGGCAGCCCACTCAAGGCGCTTGTTGAGCCCTTGCTCGTTGGTGTACGAGAGGAAGCGGGCCTTGGGCAGAGGGCCGTAGTCGGTCTGGACATAGGCGTCCTTGACCAGCTTGCGGGCGTAGTCGAAGGCATCCTCGGGGTCCAGCTGGCCGTGCTTGGCAATCCGCATGGCGACGCTCATGGCCATGTCCACCGCGTCGGTGTTCTGGTCACCGGAGAGGCCCAGGTCCTCCCTGATGCTGTCCTTCATCTTGAGCATCATGCTCTTGGGGATGTCGGTGTACTTGGCGTGCGGCGATGCCACCAACAGGTTGTATGCCTCAGCCTCGTTCATCCCAAGATGTTGTGTCATGTAGAGGTAGTCGTAGGCATCGACCAGTTTCTCCGGCGGGAGGTGCTGGCCCAGCTCACCGCGCCCGAACAGGTAGGCCCCCTCGTTATTCATGAAGGACCGGAAGGCAGCGGGAATCTGGCTGGCATCGTCTACCGGCGCTGTGACGCCCGCGAAGGCCATCTCAGCCTTGCGTGTGGTGACCGGATCGGAGAGCCCTCGGGAGCGCAGGAAGTCGAAGAACCGCCCCATCTTGCCTTGCTGCTCGGCCTCCTGACGGAAGCCTTTGATGAGCTTGTTGGTCTGCGCGGTAGTCAGGTAGGACAGGTCGCCGTTGATGAGCGCAGCACGCTCCTCGGCTTCCTTGGCGAGCTTCTCCATCCGCTTGCGCTGCTTGTTCATGGCGCTGTTGAGCTGCTCGGCGGTTGCTCTACCTGCGGCCACTGCCTTGCTGCCGTACTCCCAGGTCAACCGCCCTGATTGGATACGGGCATCCCAGTCCCGGAGTACTTCGAGCTGCAGTTGCTCCTTCTCGATGGTGGTCAGCTCCATGGCCTTGGCGTGCTTCGCCTTGAGCCATGCGCGGGTGTCGATGGAGACGTCCTCGTCATCCATGAAGGCCTCGGCCAGCAGGACGGAGCGGCTGCCGTCGGCAAGGCCCAGCTCCTGCAGCTCCTTGATGACGTCCTCGGTGCGCTCCTTGGAGAACCGGAAGGAAGGACTGTCCTGCAGGTGCTTGACCATGCCCTTGATGGCGGCGATGGCTTGCTGGCGGTCAGCGCCTTGGGCCACCTGCTCCTCGATCTTGGAGACCGTGAGCTGTAGGGCCTTGGAGCCCAGCTCAAGGCGCTGCTTGTCCGCCTTGGCGTACTGGTAGGTGCTCGTCTCGGTAGACAGCCATGTGTCGATGCGCTGGTTTGCACGGGAGAGGATGCGCTCGTCGGTGACCGATCCGAGGTACTTCTGGCGCATCTCCTGGTCGATCTTGGAGAGTTCGTCAGGACGCTCGAAGAGTTCCGGGTCGGCGTCAATCACGCCCTTCATCGCCTGCTGGTAGCCGCTCATGCCGATGTCAGCGGTGGCGGCTTGTGCGTCCAGCTCCTCATCTCGTTGCTTCTTCACGACGCCTGTGAGGGTGTCGGTGAACTGGAGCAGGCCTTTGGCGAGCCTGTCGGAGTTTGGGTCGAAGGTTACCTGCTGCTGGAACGCTTGGAGCTGTTGGACGGGGCGCGCTGTGACTTGGCGTTGAACCTGTCCGAGAGATTGAGGTGCTTGTCTCATGGATCAGCTCCCGGTCTTGGCCTTGCTGAAGGGGTTCTTCCACTCGCCACCGGCAGCGCTGTACGAACCAGCGGCAGCAGAACCGATCTGGAGGCCGGCGCTCAGCATGTTGTTGCTTCCTTTGTAGAACGAGGGGGATTGGAGACCAGCCGAGGTGTTGTTCTGCAGGGTCTTCATCTCAACGGCGCGTTGGTCGTTGGAATCCTGCAGGTTGCGGTCGAGGGTCGTCATGTTGTTTGCGCCCTCGCGGATGATGTCCGCAAAGATGGAATCGATGGACAGCCCAGACAGGCCGGCTTCGCCTGCGGCAACACGCTGGGAAGCGACTTCCTTCTGCACCGCCAGCTTCTGCTTGTGCTTCTCCAGAGCCGTCGCTTCGTTCTCTTGGAGCTGTTGCAGATTCAGCTGGTGGCTCTGCAGCCGGTAGTTGTCCATCAGGGCTTGGTTGCTGCGTTCAGCATTCTGCTTTTCCACCGCAGCCATGTAGTTGGCTTGGGTGTTCTGCTCTTGGATGGCGTAGGCAGTAGACGCCGCCGCAATGACGGCAGGAATGACTGCGGGTCCACACATCAGGATTTCCTCATGGTGAAAGGATGGAATAGCCCGCTACCGAACGGCACAGCCGGGTGGATGGTGAACCCGATCCGGCGCAGCCACCGGATGCTTTGGTGGTTTTCTGCGTGGACCATGTTCATCAGCAACCCGAACCGCTCCAGCCAGCGGGAGACGTAGTTGGAAGGAACGGTCAGGAGCGCCTTGCGGTGGTTGAACAGCTCGTCGCTGCCCAACATCCAGGGCACTCCGCACTCAGCCGCTACTACCCCGCCGACCGCCTGCACCTGCCCGTTGTGGTCGAACGCCCAAGACTCCTCGCTGAGCACGATGGAGTCGGCAAGGGCAACCTCTGGGTCCGAATAGCCTTGAGCCGCCAGCTCCACCCGGTCTGCAGAGCGCAGCCGGGGAGCCAGAGAGAAGACGTCCTCAATCGTCGCTTGGCGGATCATCAGTACCTCCGCGAGTGACGTTGGTAGAGCCCCTCCCACTCGGCAGAGAGGAAGGCGCAAGGCAGGTGCGAGTCGCTCTCGATCCAGATGGTCGTGTCCTTCGCCACCCCGAGAACCGGGAAGCGGTAGCGGCCATCGTCAATCGGGATTTCGCCCAGGATGTTGGCAGCCCCGCCGATCCGTCGTCCGTTGTACTCGGCAGTCGCGTCAGGCCTTGTCGATGCCCGGACGCCGACCTTGAAGTAGCCCGTATCGACGTAGTTGAGGGTCATGAAGCGCAGCTGGAGCCGGCCAGCCAAGGGGGCCACTCGGGTGTCCGAGTCGGTGAGGACCAGCTTGCTGAACTGGTAGTAGCTGTTGAAACGCTTGCCGACGCACAGCTTGGTGTTGGCCGTACCGTTGACCAAGACCTTGGAGAGGGTTTCGCCGCTGTAGACGTTGCCTTTGGCATCGACGGCAACCATGTCCTCATCGCTCCATGGAGCTGCTTTGCCGGCATCGAGGTAGCACAGGCGGTCCAGCACGAAATCGGTCTTGAAGCCTCGCATTTCGGCTTCGTCATCCTTGGCAAGGGTCACTCGCTCAAGGAACACCTGATTGCCTCTTGCGATGACCAGCGCCAGATCGGAACTCTCGAAGTTAAACCCGAGGATGACCCCACCGAACTGCCACTTCGACCAGCTGGACTGCACCTTCTCGTTGCCCTGCCAGTAGTACTTGTAGGTGTAGAGGGTGCTCGGGTCGGCGTCTGTCAGGACCAGCACCAAGTCTTCGTTGGATGACGCAGCCAGCTGCACCACGCTGCCGTAGATGTAATCCGGGCAGTGGCTGGCGATGTCAGCAGCGTCGTTGACCTTGGCGTCGGGGTCGACGTAGTACTCGCGCACGCTGGCGTATGCCCCACGGCGGACACCGAAGAACACGTTCTTACCAGCTCCCACAGGCTTCGCATCCAGAGACGCCTCGAAGCGGGTCGTGACGTCGATGTTGATGGTTTCCTTGGTGAGCCGATCAGATCCCCGGACGATGAACTGGGTCTGGTCCGAGAACAGCAGCAGCGTCTCGTTGAAGGGCACTGCATGGCGCAGGATCGAGACCTTGTCGTTGGTCACCGCGACGTCGATGGGGTGCGTGTCGAGGGACTGGATGACGGTCGTCGGGTAGAAGTTGTAGTAGCTGCCCGACTCACTGAAGACCACGTTCTCGTCGGCGAGGAAGCCCAAGCGGTTCTTGAAGAAGAAGACGTCGCTGATGGCCTTGTTGATGAAGCTCGGCTCAGGGGCCGACGTCTCGTCGCCTGCTACCCGGCCATCCCATTCGATCCGCTCGAAGGTGAAGGTGCCGTCGGCATTGGAGACCAGCCGGTGAGGCATGGTGTTTGGAGACGGTCGGGTACGCAGACCCTTCTTGGCGACCTCCTTCCAAGAACCGGAAGTCTTCTCGCCGTCGGTCGTCTCGCTGTACTGGACGTAATAGTCGTCCGCCTCGACGCCGTCTTGGCCAGCCACGCGGATCGTGAAGCCCTCGAAGCCGACAGCCGGCAGATCGGTGAACTGCTGCACCCTGCCCTTGCAAGCCACGATGGACTTGTTGCCGTTGGAGTCCTGTACCGTGAGGGTGAAGTCTGTGGTGGCGTTGGTGGCGCGCAGCAGAATCGCGTTGCCTTTGACGCTGACCGCGATGTTGCTCAGGCCAGCCGATGCGAGCTGGTTGTACAGCTGGGTGGCGATGTTGTCGGTGCCGATGGTGGAGCGGTCTGTCGTTGAGGTGGTGAACGAGGCCTTCACCGAGTTGTTGACCAGAATCTTGTAGGTCGTCCCGTAGTCGCCGAGGCGAATGTGGACGATGCCTTCCTTGTTGGTCACTTCGGCAGCCGGGACGAGGTCACCGTTGGCCGATGCGTAGCCGATGACCTTGTTCTGCACGACCGACGTCAGGACCGACTCTGGGGCGAT